GGCGTTCAGCGAACGGCACCCCGGAAAAAAGTTGGGAGTACTATGCAAAAAACTGTACAAACGATATATGCTTGCCATATGTTCGATATATGTGTTTCTCATATATCCCGGCATATAACAAAACCTGTATCCTAACATACTTTTACATAAGGCTAACGCCTTATATAGTAAAAGTGAATGGCAATGGCCTATCGGCCATTCCATTTAGGCTTAACGCCTCCCTTCGGGGGCGAGCCTAAACGGTTCCTGCCATTCTCGGATCCCCAAACCCCCTTCCACCCCCGATGAACGAAAAACCCACCAAGCCCAACAAGTCTACGCGCCCCCACTTCTCGAGCTACTGGCGAAAGCTCTGGCGCGACAAGCGCGAGCAGATGGCCAATCACCTCGATGCCCTCAACACCGCCCGGGTCGAAAAGTCCCTCGAGCGCGTCCGGCAGGTCAAGGCGATCACCCACCTGCTCCCGATGGAGCCGATGTCCGGCAGCCGGCTGCGCGACCAGATCGCCGAGAACTGGAACCAAGTCTACGGCGAGGATCTGATCACCAGCCGGGCGTGGTCGCTGACGAGGCTCTGCATCAAGCAAGGCCTCTTCAAGCGCGCCGCCGATGGCCTCTACTCCGTCAACGAGGATTTCGGCAGTTGACAGCGAGGAAGGCTTTTGCATAAACACCTTGCATTGAGCCTCTCGGACACGGAGAAAGAACAGATCGACGCCAGCTTGGAACAGCTGTCGGGCGTGGTCGCGCGCCTTGTCCACAGCGGCATCGCCTTCCACGCAATCCACCAGACGGACGAGTCGAAGGACATAATGGAGGCGATGCTTCGGGACGCGCGCGCCGTGTCGGCCGCCATCATCCAGCTGGAGGACATCAAGAGCCGATGAGGCCCGAGGGGGTCAAGGAGGCGTGGGTTTCTTTTTTGCAGGGATGCAACGCCGAGGATCTGGCCGCCCTCAAGGCCGCCGGCGTTAACCTTGATGAGCCGACCAACCCAAACCCTCCGCAAGGCCCGAACCGATGGATCGGGGACGACAAGTGGATCAACCAGCACGCCGTGAAGCCCGATGAACCGGAGCCTCCGGACGAGGCAAAGGATCAGATGATAAGCGTCATCGCCAAGGTGATCGATGCGTTCGACTGCTCCAAGTCCAAGCAGGTCAAGCTGCACGCCGACTGTATGCGGATGGCCCTCGGCGTCCCCGGCTTCAAGTCGATGGGCGACCTCGCCTCGAAGTATGGCACCTCCAAGGCGATGATCTCTTGGCGCGTGAAGCACATCCAGAAGCGGGTCGGCCTCGAGCCTTCTTTTTATATGCGGAGCGAGAAGCTGTGCAAGACCTACTCGGAGGCTAGGAAACGCAAATGAGCGTCCGACCGGTGGACATCGCCGAGCGCCTCGGCTTGGCGCGCCAGACCATCAACACCTTCATCCGGCAGGGGATGCCCACGGACTCCATCGAGGCCGCCGAGGCTTGGTATAACGAGCGCCAGATGCGTAGAAACGGAGGGGCTAATGTACGCAAGAATGCGGAGAATACGCAGGAGGAAGACACGGACTTCGCCCAGATCGTTGAACAGCACCGGCAGCTCAAGGCGAGCGCCTACCGGGAGTATCTGAACGACCTCGAGGAGCATAGCCCCAACCAGTCCAAATCCTACGCCACCTACGACAAGCTGCTCAAGACCCTCGTCACGCTGGAGCGCGAACTCCACGCGCGCAACATCGCCGCCAAGGAGTACATCAAGACCCAGACCGCCATCGAGCGGTTCGGCAAGGTGCTTCTGGCCATCCGCAACGAGCTGTCCCAGCTCGGCACCAAGATCGCCGTAAAGGCCAACCCGGACTCACCCGGCACGGCGATGAAGGCCATCGATGAGGAGATCGTCAAGATACTGGCCCGGCTAGCCGGCCAATCCAACGAGGCCGCCGTCTCGGTGCAGGAGATCGTCACCATCGAGACCCCCAAGCAGGAGGAGGAAACGGACAAACCCGATGAAATCGATACTGACGGAGAACCAGTTTGAGGAGGCGCTGCGCTCCCTGCTTGCGCCGGATCCGGATGGGGACATCATCGATTGGCTTGAAAAGAATGTCAAAAATGTCCCCTACTCACCGCAACCGGGGCCGTTCCGGATCGACTCAACCCCATACCTCGCGCCGATCCTGCGCGCGCTCCAAGACCCGGAAGTCGAAACCATCGTCGTCCAAGGCAATGTCCAGTCCGGTAAGTCGATGGTGCTCGAACTGTGGTCGGCTTTTGTCCCTGCTCGTACACCCGGGCCAATGCTGTTGCTACAGGATGTCGATCTCAACGCGCAGGACTGGCAGCAGACCCGCCTGCGGCCACTCTGGGACAATACCCCGGCGACCCGGGACAGGATCTCCGACGCCGACCGCAACAAGTGGCACACCACCCAGTTCCAGCGAAACACCACTTGGGTGCTCGGCGCCAACAACGAGCGCAACCTCCAGCGCCGATCCATCCGCTTCCTCGGCGGTGACGAGTGCTGGCAATGGCCGCAAGGCCACCTCAAGCAGGCGCTCGCGCGCCGCACGGCCTTCACTTGGCAAGGTAAGTCGGTCTTCGTCTCGCAAGGGGGCGTAGAAGGCGACGAGTTCACCAATCTTTTTAACTCCACAGACCGGGCCGAGTACTCCTTCAAGTGCGTGTCCTGCGGGACGATGCAGGCCTTCGAGTGGACTCAAATCAAGTACCCGAAGGAGGCCAAGACGGCCTCCGGCTGGAACCTAGACCTAGTCCGCGCAGGCACGACCTACGAGTGCAAGCATTGCAAGCACAGCTACGCCGACCGCAACAGCGTTCGCGCCGAGATGTGCAAGGATGCGGCCTTCGTCCCGATCAACCTGTCCGCACCGAAAGGCCGGCGCGGCTTCCACTTCAACGCCTTGGCGATGCAATGGGGTCTATCGTGGGGCGATCTGGCCGTAGAATGCATCGAAGCGGCAGACTCTTTCGATACCCAAGGCGATGAGACCAAGCGCCGGGACTTCAAGCAGAAGAGGTTGGCCCTCCCTTGGTCGGACGAGCCGGACGATGGATCCGGGGAGGTTCTCCCCAGCGGCTACCTGCTAGGTGAAGACTGGGCTGATGAGGCAGCCAACGCACAAGGAAAACTGGTATCTCCTCCGTTCACCGCAGAGGACAGGGCCAAACCGATGTTCAACCGTCTGCGCTTTATGTCGGTCGATGTGCAGAGAAAGGGCTTCTATGTCCTTGTCCGCTCTTGGAGCGCGGAGGGCAAGTCTCGGCTGGTCTTCTGGAGCTATATCGAGACTTGGGATGATGTCCGCAAGGAGCAGCTTCGCCTGTCCGTGTCCGACAACTTCGTCTTCGTGGACTCCGGTGACGGCCCGAATATGGACGAGGTCTACCGCAACTGCGCCACTTACGGTTGGAATGCCACAAAAGGCTTTGGCCTTACCGAGTTCCCTTGGAAGGTTCAGACACCCTACGGCCTCAAGATGGCCTATCGTCCATACTCGCCGGCCAAGATCGTGCAGGTCGGCAAGCAGTCCTGCCGTGTCTTCCACTTCTCCAACCTAGTCCTCAAGGACACCCTCGCCCGGCTGCGGCGCGCCGGCCATCACACCTACCCGCAGGACGCCGGCGATGAGTACCGCAAGCAGATGCAGTCAGAGCACCGTACCCGCACCGAGGCCGGCAAGCCGATCTGGGTTCCTATCGGCGATCGCGCCAACCACCTGTGGGACTGCGAAACGATGGGCATCTTGCCGGCGCTGATGGCCAAGCTGATCGGCCGAGGTAAGAATAAAAACGCCGTAGACGAAAAATCGGTTGACAAGCCGGCTGAAACGCCAAGCGTCTGATCAAGCCTGCTCTCTCTTTTCCGTCTTGGGTGGCTCTCATACGGTGCTGTTGGGGGGGGAGCAGGCCCACCTTTGACTGATTGCTAACAAGTATGGCTTTCGTGCATTATCGTGGCTCTACTTCCCCCAAGGGCATCTTTATGACCTTGGAGGTGTCCGAGATCGAGACGATCCGGGCAAAGGCCATCGCGCTTGTTACTGAAGGTAAGACGATTATGGAGTATAAGGACTCCGGCACGGATATCCGCAAGGACTGGCCTATTGATCCTCCAACCATCCTGCTTGAGTGCCGTTATGCGCTCCAAATCAAGGCGCCGGAGGTCTATGGCGGCATCGACCGTGTTCGTGTCGGCAATATGCTGAACAACTTCCGTGGTCTTTGATCTTTATGGCGCGCAAAAACGAAAAAAAGAAGGTAACGAAGAAGAAGGAAACCAAGGGTGAGCCGCTGAAGAAGCAGGCCACCGGCGGCCCGGGCATCTTCTCCAACTTCGAGTCGGCAAAGTTCTCCAACAAGCGTTCTTGGATCTGGTCGTCTTGGCCGACCGATTTCAAGAAGACGATGACGGTCTACGACCGTCTCGAGACCACGCGCAAGATGCGCTGGATGGAGCTGAACGCCGGCGTCATTCGTCAGATCCTGTCAGATGTCACCTTGTACACCGTTGGTGATGGCATCAAGGGGCAGGCTCGAACCGGAAACTCGGCCCTCGACCATAAGTACGAGGAATATTTCGACTGCTGGGCGCGCAACCCCTGCGACATCACCGGCCGCTTCAACTTCTACGAGCTTCAGAAGATCGTCCCTCGCTTGATGTACCGAGACGGCGAGGTTTTTTCCATCAAGACCAAGGATGGCGCCGGCGTTCCCAAGTTGCAAATGATCGAGTCCCATAGGGTGGCCTGTGCTGACTCCGCTGCCCCGGAACCCAATATGGTGGATGGCATCCATTTCGGCCCCTACGGTAAGCCGGACTGGTACAATGTCATCCGTTCTGATGGATCTAGCCGGCGCGTTCCTTCCGGCGCGATTATGCACATCTACGAGCCGGAAGTCGTTTCCGGCGCGCGCGCATACTCTCCTATCCAGCACGCTATCAACAACATCGTTGATATGCTGGAGATCGTCTCCCTCGAGAAGTTTGCCGTCAAGATGAACGGTGACATCACCCGGACTATCACGCGCGAAACCGCCCAGTTCGATGGCGCGCAGTCCGACTTCGAGGCCTTCGGGATGAAGCCGCAGGATTGGCAAGGCGATGGCCTTACAAACCCCAACGAGGCGTCCACCTTCATCGGAGGCAAGATCCTAGCCCTCGCCCCCGGCGAGCGAATGGAGTCCTTCCAGTCCAACCGACCCAACGCCACCTTCAACGGCTTTATGGAGCACCTTCTCCGTGACTCCGTGCAGGGCGTGTTGCCCTACGAGTTTGTCTGCGATCCGGGCAGCACTTCCGGAGCTGCTATGCGTCTGGTCGTTGCAAAGGCCGATCGCAAGTTCCAGTACATCCAGTCCGTGCTGATCAACCGCTTCCTCACCCCGGTCTGGGGCTATGTGATTGGAACGGCTATTGCCAACGGCGACCTGCCTTCCTGCGACAACTGGAACAAGGTAGTCTGGACTACCCCGAAGCGCGTCACCGTGGATGCCGGCCGAGATGCCGCCCAGAACCGCGCCGACATCGAGTTCGGCCTCAAGACCATCGGCGAGAACTGCCAAGAGGACGGCGAACACTTCTCCACGATGCTTCGCCGACGCGCGGTCGAGGCCAAGATGTACAAGGAGACCGCCAAGGAGTTCGATATCCCGCTCTGGATGCTTATGAAGCCCACCAATGTGGCGCTGACCGACATCACCGGCGAAGAGCAGGAGGAGGCAGACGAAGAAGGTATGGACGAGGACGAGGAAAACGAAGCCAAGGAGAAGAATGGCCGTCCCAAG